GAGCGCTACACAGGGCGGAAAAGAACTATCCACGCCATGAAAGGCTATTACCGAACGAACGCCTTGAACTTTGCAAAATGTACCTGGAAGATAAGGCAAATATGCGGGAAATCGGACGCTTGGTAAGCCGGAAACTTGAAAGCGAAATGTATGAACTACGGCGAAAGGCCGAACGCCTGGACTATATCGAAAAAGACGAAGAACGGGCCGACAGGGTTCTTTCGAAGATATGTCAGGCCCTGGGCGTTACTTCATACTACAACAAGGGCGAAAGGTGTCTGGAAGCCATTGAACAGATGAAGCGGTCCGGAGGATTGACCCAAAGTATGATAAACGAAATCCAGCAGATTAACCAGTTATCAGGGGCGCTTCTGGAATCGGTCAGGAATACTTTATTTGATAACCGAAAAGCACAGGTATAAGCACAGAAATATTTTCAATCCTGGGCGCACAGGACGCCACAGGAGAGACGAAAACAACCGAGGACGACAAATATATTACCGAGCAAAAACGAAGCCCTTAAAAGGCAAATAAAACGCTTTTAGAAGATGGGAGGAAATCGAATGAATCAATGTCAACTTCTGGGACGCCTTGTCCGTGATCCTGAATTGAGATATACTCAACAGGGAACGCCGGTCTGTTCCTTTACGCTGGCTGTGGACAGGCGTTTCAGTAGAGATAAAACAGACTATATAAGGGTGATTGCCTGGCGCAACACAGCCGAATTTTGCGCGAACTACTTTCAGAAAGGTTCCAGGATCGCCCTGGTAGGAAGCATACAAACGCGGACCTGGGAAGACGACAGCGGCAAGAAACACCGCGAAGTCGAGGTTATCGCCGATTCAGTCTACTTCGCCGAATCCAAAAGAGATAATCAGCCTGAAAGTCCTGTCGAAGACGCTATCGCAAGCGGTGATTTTATACCTGTGGACATGGACGAAGATTGCCCCTTTTAACGGGCCGGCCGGAGAAGGGAGGGAATCGACGTGGACGCAGAAAGACGAATCCGTAGAAACATTGAAGACATACTTCAGAACCACGACCAGGAGATTATGACCATAGACGCGCAGATCGAAGCAGAACGCGCCGCGCTGGAAGCGGACCTGGAAAGTATAAGGGCCAGGGCCTACCCGTCAATCAAATATGACGACGTCCGCGTTCAGACCACTTCCGATCCGGACGGCAAAATGGTTCACATTGTCGAAGCGATTGAACGCAGGCGAAAAAGAGCGGAAAGAAATATCGCCGCACTTGAAGAACGAAGGCGTCAGATAGAAGCGGTCTATCATAACATTTTAAGCCTGGACACGAAGTCAAAATGTGTTTTACTTACCCTTTATTATCCGAAACGCACTTATGAGGAAGCGGCCGAAATTCTTAACGTCGACGTTTCGACTATAGCCAGAAGAAGAAAAGCCGCAATTACTTCCCTGGTCAAAAGGTTCTGGCATACTGAAAAGAACAGGCTTCCGGCGAATGAAGAAAAATGCGTTAAAATTTGATTGCAAATGATTGCAAGTGTATGCAGTTATACGCCATTGTTCCTATAAAAACCCCTATGGTAATATTATCCTGGGGACTGGTCGGTCCCCCCTCCTTTAATATAGGGAAACCGAAGAAGACGTCTTAAACAGGCGTCTTTTTCTGTTTCCCAGCGTGAAAATATATGAAAGGTCGGTGATGAATCGTGGCGAAGTTAACCGCGAAGCAAAAACGGTTTGTCGAGGAATACCTTATCGACCTGAACGCGACACAAGCCGCGATTCGGGCCGGTTACAGTCCTAACAGCGCAAGGGACATAGGAAGTGAAAACCTGACAAAACCCCACATTCGCGCGCGCGTAGATGAAGCGCTGGCCGAGCGTTCGAAAAGAACTGGGATAAATGCGGATCGTGTGGTCCGTGAACTTGCCCGAATTGCCTTTGTGAACGCGGCCGACGTGATTAACTTCGATAGTGCCACCCTATCGGAAAACGCGTCGGAAGATGATACTGCCGCTATTGCTTCAGTGAAGGTTAAAACTATACCTACCCAAGAAGGCGAAGGTGTGGAATGTGAAATAAGGCTTGCTGATAAAATAAAAGCCCTCGAGCTTCTCGGGAAACATCTGGGCATGTTTACTGCCGATTCTGAATCTAACGTACCCGTCACGGTGGTGATCAATTATGATTATGGCGACGGAGATTAAAGCGCAAACAAAAGCAAGATTTAACCCTATATTTAAACCAGTTAACGAATGGCGTGGCCGATACAGAATATTAAAAGGTTCGGCCGGTTCTGGGAAATCCGTAAATGTGGCCCAGGACTATATCGCGAAGTTATCTGATCCGGCCTATGAAGGCGCAAATCTTCTTGTCGTGAGGAAGATTGAAGAAACGAACCGTGATAGTACCTTTGCAGAACTTCAAGCAGCTATTTATAGAATGTTCGGCAATTATGCGCCGAAGATTTGGAAGATTAATCTCAATCCTTTAATCATGGAATGCAAGATTACCGGCAGTAAGATAATATTTCGCGGGATGAGGGACCAAAGCCAGCGCGAGAAGGTTAAGTCTATAACCTTCAAAAAAGGAAAGTTGACATGGATATGGATTGAGGAAGCGACGGAACTCGAAGCTGAAGACGTTGACATCCTGGACGACCGTCTTCGCGGCGATCTATCATCGGTAAACCCTAACCTTTATTATCAGATTACGATGACATTCAACCCTGTTAGCGCGACCCACTGGATAAAAGCAAGATACTTTGATAAGGCCGATCCCGACGTCCTGACACACCACAGCACATACAAGGATAACCGCTTCATCGACACCGCCTATTACCGGCGTATGGAACGACGCGCCATAGAGGATCCAGAAGGCTATCGCGTGTATGGCTTGGGCGAATGGGGAGAACTTGGCGGCTTGATATTGACGAATTTCGAGGTCCACGACTTCCCGACAGACAGGGATCGCTTCGATTCAGTCTATTACGGGCAGGATTTCGGCTTTAACCATGCGAACGCAATCCTTGGGATAGGCTGGAGGGACGGCGAACTATATATCTGTTCAGAAGTCTATTGTTTCGAAAAGGACACGGAAGAAATCATTACATTAGCCCGGAAGGCGAATGTCAATCCGCGCGTCGAGATGTTCTGTGATTCAGCCGAGCCTGACAGGATCAAGACATGGCAGAAGGCCGGATTTAGGGCATATCCGGTGAAAAAGGAGCAGGGAAGCGTGAAGGCCCAGATCGACTTCCTGAAAGGCCGCAAGATACACATTCATCCTTCTTGTGTGAACACGATAAAAGAGATCCAGCAATGGAAGTGGAAGAAGGACCCGGCTTCGGGTTTATATATAGACGAACCAGTCGAATTTATGGACGACGCTATGGCAGCGCTTCGCTATTCCGTTGAAAGAATTCGTCGCGGTTCGGCGATTGAGATATTGAAGTGAGGTGAAAGCATGGCAGAAGTAACCGTCATGGACCGGATAAACATGATTATTTCTGATCCGGAGAAGGCCACGATGTCACTAGCACAGATCGTCAGTGAAGAAATAAAAGAATTCAAGGCATCCGAACAATACCAAATCATGGCCGAAGCTGAACAGTATTACAGGAACCGGTCTGACGTCCAGAGAAAGACGAACGATGTCGCTAATCGTTCAAATACAAAAATTGAACACCCGATCCTGAAAAAGCTGGTGGACCAAAAGGCGAACTATCTTCTGTCAAAACCCTGGACCGTTGATACCGGGAATAAGAAATACGGTGACGCCCTGAATGAAATCTTTGATCCTACATTCAGACGTAAGATCAAGGGATTAGGGAAAAGCGCCGTCAAGTCGGGTATAGCATACATACAGCCTTATTTTGATAATGGGAAACTGGCGTTTATGCTTATACCTTCGACAGAAGTGATTCCATTATGGAGCGATGCAGAGCGAACCAAAATGGATGCCTTCATTCGCTTTTATGACCAGATAATCTATATCGGGAACCGAAAGCATACTATCACACGGGCCGAATTTTGGTATTCTGGCGGCGTTAAACGATTTGTAACTGGTCCTGAAGGCGGTTATAACTTCATGGTTGATAAGGATTACGGCACTGAAGAAAATGACTACACCGAAAGCCACTTTGTCGTCGGTAATAAGGCTTACAACTGGGAAGAAGTCCCGATCGCATGGCTGAAATATAACGATGAAGAACTTCCATTGTGTTACTTTGTGAAGGATCTGATTGACGATATCAACTGGCAGACGTCCGTAACGGCCGACGTCCTTCGTGATGTGGCAAAATTTATTTATATCCTGAAAAATTACGGCGGCCAGGACCTTGGCGAATTCATTAAGGACCTGAAGGAACACCTGGCAATCAAGGTAACTTCGGACGGTGGCGTTGATAAGCTACAGGCTGACCTTAATATTGACGCGGTTATGGCCTTCCTGGATAAGCAACGCCGCG